GCGACTTTCTCGATCACCGGGGCCAACGCGATTGTCAATCGCGTCACCGCGCCACCGACCGCGCGCTTCACTCGATTCATGGCATCGTTCGCTTCTTCGACTTTCGCCGAGTCCATGCGGCTGAATGTCACCCCCAGATCATCCGCCTCTTTCCTGAATGCCTTCAGTCCCTTTTCGCCGCCGTCAAATAGATTGATCAACTTGGTTCCACTGCGGCCGAATAAATCACTGGCAATGGCCGTCTTTTGCGTCTGGCTTTCCATGCTGCCAAGACGATCTGTGACGAGGGCAAAGGCATCTTCCAGCGGGATATTCGCGACGTCTTCCGTCGTGAGTCCCAGAGCTTCCAGTGCTTTTTTTTGTGTCGATAGCCCCTGTTGAGCCTGACCGATCCGCTTCGAGAAATCGCCAATCGCCTTGTTGAAAACTTCCTGACTGGCCCCGGTCTGCTCGGCCGCAAAGCCCATCGACGAAAGAAACTCGGTGCTCACCCCGACGCGGTCGGATAGTTTGGCGGTAGCGTCAATTGATCCGAGCGACTTTTTGACCATCACGCCCAGCGCAGCACCCGCCACGCCAATCGCAATTCCGCTGAATGCCGTCAGCTTTGCGCCAAGTCGCCCGATGCCGCCGGCAAATCTGGACGCCGCCCCCTGCGCGGATTTCATTCCGGCCCTGAACGGCTTGCTGTTCGCGGCCAGATTGACCACCAGATCACCGATTGCCGTTGCCATGCCCTACCTTTGGTTTCCGCCTGAGATAGCGCGCAGCATGGCGGCCGCCTTTTCCGGCGTGCCTGCTGTTCTGCGCTTGTTCTCGTCACCTTCGCGAGGATCAAATGCGTCGGGTTCAACGTCCATTCCCAACGCACGGCAAACGCCAGCGAACCCAAGCCGAAGCGTCGCCAGCAATGCCTCGGGGTCGGGTAGCGGGTCAAGTTCCTCGGACGCCAGCCACTCGCTGAACTGCTGCGGCTCGATTGAATCCAGCATGGCGTCAACGTCCAAAGTTCCGACGACGTATTTCGCGAGGCGGAACGCTAGACGGCGCCGGGGATTTCTTCTGAGTTTTTTACCAGTCCCTCAACGTCGTCTTGATTGATGCCGCAGTGTTTGGCACATTCGTCGTAGAGAAATGATGCGTCGGCGGCATCCCAATTCGCGAGGGACGCAACGTGCTTGCCTGAAAGAATCCGGTTGCCCTCACCGTCAACGAGACAGAGCGCGATGAACCGCCGATTCGCATCCTGCAATCGAGCCGTTCGCAATCCGCGGCCGCCGGACGATACGAGTGCGGATTGGTATTCCGAATACTCGCGCTCGGTGATCGATTGAATCCGCACAGTCAGTCCCGCCAAAGGCAGCGTGACGACACGATACCGACGCTTCGTCAGAGAGCCGACAAGCTGTTCTAAGGTTGCCAGCCCGTTGCCGTTACCTTCACTCATCGTCGTCGTCCTCAAATTCATCGTCTTGGTATTGCTCAAAATTCGGCCCCGGAATGTACGCGCCGCCCGGCTTGTACCCGATCATCTCGCCGCGGTCGAAAGCCTCGTAGTCGTCGGGGTGGATTCCCTTCGACACCCGCTCTTGCGCCTTGGCGGCGGCATCGATCTGGGCTTGGTTCATATTGCATCGTGCCCGACACTCGTCGTCGGCCGGCTCGGCCATTCCCATACGAACCAGCTTCCAACTTTCCGGGCCGCGAATTTCCGTTCCGATTGGCTTGTTGACATACCGGGGCACCGTGTAGGCGAGGCCGTGTGCTCGCGCGACAACCTCGGCCTCGTTTCGCCAGTTTGGATTGGCGACTTGGGCGGGCCGTGTCAGTTTGCATTTCATGTTTGGCCTTTACGGAACTTGAACGTCGCTGACCTTCAAGGACATCAATAGATTTGTTGACGTCGTCCCGATGCCGAGCACGGTCGTCCAGTCACTCGATGCAAGGTCGGCTGCCGGTGCAATCCCGCCGGCAGTGCCGCTCAAAACATATATTGTGCCGACCACGGTTGTGCCGCCGCAGTCGAGGTTGCCCTCGGTCTGATAGCGGATTGGTTGATTATCCAGTGCGGCGTGCAACGCAACGCCGACGCAAGTTGCGGCTGCTTGCGATGCGTCGGTATCAGCGAGCTTGAGTTGGTTCGAGTCGGTCGAATCTTTATACAGCCACTGGCCGGCGGTGATTGTCGCCCCGGCTGTACCTTGACCGAATCCGTTTGCCCCCGCGGCCGGCACCACGTCAGCCGCTGTGATCGATAGGTCGGACATCTAAAACCTCAAGTTGGATAAGTCATCAACTGATCGAGTTTGATTGAGACGCTGCCCTTCAGTCCGTCGTTCATGTCCACGCTAAACCCGAAGCCAAGCCCGGCAGCAGTGAACCCTGCCGCCGTCGTCGCGGCATCTGCAAAGGTGATTTCCCAAGCGCGTTCGGCAGGCGTGGTCACCTCGTCGGTAATGCTCTGGTGCCCAGCAAGTGCCGGGTCGTAAAACAGATCGAAGTCAATCGTTCCGCCCTCAGAGAATCCCGTCGCAAGATATTCCTTGCCGTTGCCCGGACTGTCGAGAGTCGTTGTTTCAAATGTTTCCGACTCAGCGCCAGAATGATCAATCGATATGACCTGCGCGACGGCGGTCAAAACAGAACTGATCGTCTGCTTCAGAACCGTTCCTTTGCTCACGATTTTTGCCATGTTTCAGCCCCTTATCGCAATTTTTTAGCGGCTCGCATAATGCTTTTCGCCACGCCCTCTTGAATTGCGGCCTTGATTGATCCAGCAGCCTTCGACACTGCTGACACGACAACGCCGTGGGCCGGCGACTTCCCCGTAGAGCGTCCGGTTGTTGCCTGAGTCCGCTCTGCCGTCCCTAAAATCCACCAGTGGATGGTCTTTCCGGCTTTCGATCCCTTGCCAACCGACGCCCCGGCCTTGGCCGTTGTAATTCCGCCGGTGCCCTTTTTGACGCTGCTGCCGATGGCACGTCGGACAGATTTCAGGCTCGATGGTATTTCCGATTTGATCCTTTTCGCTGCCATCCGAGCACCCCTGCCAAGGCCAGCACGAGCCGCGCGGTTCGCCGCTTTCCGCCCGAGATTCTTCAGCTTGCGGTCGAGTGCCTTGTCGCCGGTTAGGATACGTTCTGGCATTATTCGTACTGCAACGTCAGTTCGAGAGTCTCAAAGTATGTTCCCGTGTCTTTGCCTTCGCCGTCCGGAACGTAGTCGTCGCCCTGACCTTGGATCACCGACGCCCGAATCGTGCTGTTGCCCGCCGCCCCGGTGAAGTCGTCCATGAATTCCGCCACTGCGTCCAACGTGTCTTCGGCTTTCGCTTGCGACTGCGCCTTGCAGTCGATGTCCAGGTCTTCAAACTTCAAGGTCGGCGTGCCATCGAGAGCGGCCATGTAGTCTGTGGATGTCGTTGTCAGAACGATGTGCGGCAGCTTGGCGTCTTGCGGTGCGTTGAGAACGTAAATCCCAGCGACATCCGCGAGCGTGCCTGTGATCGCTGTCTGTGCTTTGAGCAGTGTTCGTAAATCTGATTTGATCGACACACTACAGACTCGCCTCGCAAATGATTTCCAGTTCTCGGCGCTCGCCCGTCACGTCTGAAACGCTGATGACGTTTAGTTTTTGGCCGCCGTATGCGATTCTCATTTCGGTAGTTATGGTTTCGGCCAGCGAGTCGAAAGGCGTTCGCACAACATGGCTGGCGTTCGTTTGCACCTGTTGTGCCCGGTAGACTTCACGACCGCCCCTGTTGAAAACGGTTGCCCATCGCTGGGCAAATCTGATCCAGTTGTCGTCGTCTGTTCGGTCGACCACCCCGTTGGCGTCACCGCTCGCGTTTGGATTTACTTGCTCAACAATTATCTTGTGTCGATACTGCCTCGGGCTAATACTCACCCCAGTGCCCCCCAGTCGAGGACCCCCATCAACGAATCAATGGCTTGCGTCAGATGGACGTTGTCATAACTGCCGTAGTAGTCCTGCTCGACCAGCAGCCTGATGAGTTGTCTCGCTTTGTCCGGCACATCCACCGGGGCGGAACCGTAACCGCAAACAAACCTGACGGCGACGGCATTATCGATTGATCGAGCCGTGGGCCATGCCGTCCCATAAACCGGCCTCAATCGTCCCGGCGTTGATTTCGCGTCGAGCGTGTAGTCACCCGAATCCATCGTTGTACTGGTGCCATCCGTGGCGGTGTATATGACGCTGGTAATGGACGCTATCGGCGGCCGCCGCAGTTCGATGACCGCCGGAAACGAATCCAGGTGCAGCGTGTAAGTCGCAGTGATTAGTTGCCGGGACGTGGCCGACTCAACCTGATTGATTGCAGACTTAATCCGATCTGAGATTCCCTTGTTGTCTTCGGTTGAAACGATTCGCAAATGATCCCTGGCATCGGCAACGCTGATCGCCAGCGCAGTCGGTGCCGTGATTTCCTCAAGTGCTTCGTGAACGGCTTGAACCATTCTCAAACCAGGTAATAGATAATGATCTGGCCCTGCTTACTGTTGCCGGCATTGGTGACTGCCACTGCCAGCTTGTCGCAGACATACGGCTGAGTTCCTGGGACCGAATCAGTGGCTGCATTTTCGGCCCACAAATGCACAACTTCCGTGTTCGCCGTGTCGCGGTTAGCTAGCGACGGGGGTGAACCACCCGAGCCGCCAAGTCCAGACAGCACGTCCACGCTTTCCGTGTCGGTGATCACGATGTCATAATTGTCAGACGGCGCAGTCGCGCCCGGATCGGTTTGAACTTTCAGCAAGACCCCGACGATCTTCTCAGTCGTTGCCGTGACTGTCCCGTCCGAATCGTCGCTCGTCCAATCGATCAGAATCTTGCGCACGTGGCCGTGCTGGCCTACGTGATCAAGCCCCTTGTCATACGTGATGGTTGACGAGGAATTCGCCATTGACCGATCCTCTTAAGTGGCAATCGGGTCGAGAATGGCAGAAAGGTCTTCCGAAACCACGCCGTAGAAGTTTTGCGAAATCGTGCAGGCAGTGGCAGTGAACCCGTTGGCTTGAGCAGCCGCACCGGCCCCGTGATTGTCGTAAACGATTCCGGTCGCCGTGGACGCAAGGTTGATGATCGCGTCCGACGTGCTGGCGGCGTTGTAAACGACGTTACCCTCGATCAAGCAGAAGGTGATCACGCCGGCACCACCAATTGCG